GGTTGAGGCTGTGCAGTGACCCAATGTCCAGGCCGCGTCGCAAAATCCGCCTAGAGCGGCCACCGGGGACGAAATTCGACGAGGCGCTCGCCGACCGGGCCGTTAGGTTTTTTGAGGAGCGACTTACCCACACAAACGGCAAGTTTGCCGGCCGGCCGTTCCTGCTTTTGCCCGACCAAAAGCACGATATACGCGAAGTCTTCGGGCGCGTCGATGACAACGGAAACCGCGTAATCAAAACGTGGTTTGAGGAAGTGCCCAAGAAGAACGGCAAATCCGCAAAGGCGGCGGGCGTGGCGACGAAGTTACTTTTCGCTGACTCTGAGATAGGCGCGGAAGTGTACGGCGCGGCGGGTGACCGCGATCAGGCTGGCATCGTCTTCGGCGTTGCGGCCAACATGGTCAGAAACTCGAAGTTACTCAGCCAGCGATCTAAAATTATCGACTCCACTAAGCGAATAGTGGTTCCCGGCACTTCCAGTTTTTACCGCGTTCTTTCGTCCGAAGTGGCATCTAAGCACGGCTTTAATTCCTCCGGCATCATTTTCGACGAGGTTCACACGCAGCCAAACGAAAGGCTCTGGGAAGTGCTGACCTTCGGCTCGGGCGCCGCGCGCGAGCAGCCGCTCACGTTCGCCATCACGACGGCGGGCATTCCTGGCGAGTCTCCGGTGGCCGAGCGGCTCCACGTGGACGCTGACCAAATATTGCGCGGCATTATTCCATGCCCTGCTGACTTTTACCCGGTGATCTACGGGGCAGAGGACGAGGACGATTGGACCGATGAAGAGGTGTGGCGGGCGACTAACCCACTATTGGCGGCAGGAGTGATGCGGATCGAGGCGCTACGGACCGACTTTGAGCGGGCTCGGCGATATGCGGCTGAGGAGAACTCTTTTCGCCGCCTGCACTTGAATCAGTGGGTCAAATCAGAAACGCGCTGGATCAACATGGACGACTGGGATGCGTGCGAGACCATCATCGACGTCAACCAACTACGGCACCTGCCATGCTGCTTAGGTATCGACCTCTCGACTAAGCTGGACCTCACGGCTATTGTGGCGGTGTGGTTCGACTCGGCAGGCGGCTTATTTTACGTAATGCCCTTCTTCTTCGCGCCTGCGGACAACCTGGACAAGCGGGCGCAGACGGAGGCGATGAAGTACAAGGCATGGGCCAAGTCGGGACATCTGACACTTACTGCGGGCGACGAGGTAGACTTCGGCTTTGTCCGGCAACGGATCAAGGCGCTGTGCGAGCAAATGAACGTAGTGTCCATCGGCTACGACCCGCAATTTGCCGGTTACCTCGCGCAAAGGCTAAAAGAGGAGGACGGGCTGCCCATGCTGGAGATCAAGCAGGGCTTTAATTTTTTCAATGAGCCATGTATTGAGCTGGAATCGGCATTGATAGCGCGTCGGATAAGACATAACGGGCATCCCGTATTGCGCTGGAACGCGGATTGTGTGACGGTGAGAAAGAACGACGCGGGCATGTTACGACCCGTGAAGCCCGACCGCATGAAAAATAGTAATCGAATTGACGGAATTGTGGCCATGCTGATGGGCATTTTCGCGCAATTACGGACACCGGGGCCAAGACGGTCGATTTACGAGGAAAGGGCACCACTAATTTTCTGATGTTCGAGCGACTTCGCCAAATTCGCGCGGCTGTGGTGGGGGACTGGGAAAAGTACCTCATCGGGAAAATGCGTGGCCACTCGTCTATCGAAATGGGCTCTATTGGCGGCTCCGTGAGCGAGCAAACCGCGCTGGCCATCTCGGTCCACTTAGCGTGCGTGCGGGCCATCGGCGAGGACGTGGGCGGGCTTTCGCTAAAGGTCTATGAGCGACTGGAGGGCGACGGCCAGAGGGCGGAAATTCCCGACCATCCTATCTCGCGCGTGATCCGCAAGCCGAACGACTGGATGACTCAGCAGGAGTTCTTCTCCGGTCGAGTCTCCACGGCGGTGGCCTTCGGCAACGCCTATTCAGAGATCCAGTTTGATTCGCGATATAACCCGGTGGCGCTGATTCCGCTATCGACGCCGCAGATGGACGCGCGAATAAGTGGCGGGCAGATGACCTATCGATACCTGGAGCCAAACGGCGAGAAGCGGTTCATCGACCCGGCGAGCATTTGGCATTTGAAGGGCGCATCGCTGGATGGCTTTTTCGGCATGTCGGTGATCGAGCAATGCCCTGACGCCTTTGCCTTGGCTCGCGTTCAGGAGATTTACGGGCTAAAGTTTTTCGAGAATTCGGCGCGCGGCGATGTCTACTTTCAGCATCCCGGCGTGATGAGCCCTGATGCTCAATCGCGATTCAAGGATGCCATCAACTCCAGACATTTAGGCGTTGGAAATGCCCATAAGGCCATGATTCTCGAAGAGGGGGTAACTGTTAGTAGCACGTCGATGCCGATCAAGGACATAATGCTGATCGAGTCGCGGCGCATGTCGGACATTCAGATCTTGGGGCTTCACCGGATGCCTCCGCACAAGATCGGCATCCTGGACCGCGCCACGTTCTCCAACATCGAGCACCAAGCCATTCAGTACGTAACTGACGTTGTACAGCCATGGTCGCAACGTGTGGCTGAATCGCTGATGCGTTGTCTGATGGGCTCCGGCGAACGCAAGCGGATTTACGTCGAGCACAATTACGATAGCTTGCTGCGGGCCGACGTCAAGAGCCGAAACGACGCATTGGCCGTGCTCCGAAATATCGGCGTGCTGAGTGTAAATGATTGCCGCAAAATGCTGAACATGGTACCAATCGACGGCGGCGACATCTACTTACAGCCTTTGAATATGGTGGACGTAACTAAGCCGGTAGCACCGGCGGATAAGGTGGCGGCATGACCATAGAACGGCGCGCGTTTTCTTTCGAGCTTCGGGCCGATGCTGCGGTTGACGGGGCAGCCGTCCGGCAGGTGTCGGGCTATGCGGCTTTATTCGGTGCTGAGGCCGAGTTATATGACGGCTGGCGCGAAGTGATCCGGCCTGGTGCCTTCGCCGAATCTATCGCGGCTGCCGATGACATTTACATGTTGTGGCAGCACGAATCAGGCAAGCCGATGGCTTCCCGAGACGCCAAAAGCCTGACGCTATCTGAGGACTCGACCGGCCTGGCCTTCGTTGCTACCTTGGGCGCGAGTGACATAGAAGGCTATTGGTATAGCCAAATTAAAGGCAACATTATCCGCCGCATGTCCTTCGGCTTTCAGGTTCCTGCCGGTGGCGACATCTGGGACCACGAAATTAAGCTCCGGACGATCACCAGAGCCAAGTTATTCGAGGTTTCCCCGGTAACCTGGCCGGCCTATTCCGACACGTCAATTTCGGCGCGGTCGGCTGACTTTCTCCACTTACTCCAAGCAAACCCGGCACCTGCTCCACAGGTGATTGAGGGGTTCCCGCTCGAAATGCAACTCCGCCTGCGCGGACGGCTGCGCGCCGATACGGCGCGCGAGGGAACATTATATGGATGTCAGCGAAAAACGGCGGGAACTTAAAGCGCTAATCACCGAAGAGCGCGGCGCTTACGAGAGCGTCATTGCCAAGGGCCAGAACTTCGACACGGTAGAAAAAGAGAACGACCTTAAGCGAAGCCTGAAGATCGACCAGCTTACCCAGGACGTGAGCGACTGGGATCAGGCCAACATGCGTGCGCAGGCCCGAGCTGCGGCTTTGGCTTCTGCGGGTGACGGTGGCAGCGAGCAACGTGGCCACGTTGGGGCGCCCGATGTGGCGACCAAGCAGGCCGACATTTTCAAGCGGTACCTGCGCCGCGAGTTAGACCTCAGCAGCGCGGCCATTGAGCTTCGCGGCACCCACTCGGCTGGCGTGTGGACCGCTGGCGGCGCCCTTGTGACGCCGGTGGAAGTGGCCAGGACGATTATTCAGGCGATCGACGACGCCACCTTTATCCGGTCTCTTGCGACGATCTACCCGCTTGAGGCTGCGGCTTCCCTTGGCGTGCCGACCATTGAAACCGATCCGGCTGATGCCGACTGGACCGGCGAGCTTGCCACTGGCAACGAAGGCGACATTGGCTTCGGCGGGCGCGAGCTGAAGCCGAACCCCATTGCCAAAATTGTCAAGTTCTCCAAAGAACTTACGCGCATGGTGCCGAACTTCGACACCTTGGCCATGAATCGCATCGCCTACAAATTCGCTGTTACCCAGGAAAAGGCCTACTTGGTCGGCGACGGCATCGGCAAGCCCCTGGGCATGTTGGTCGGTTCGGCGCAGGGTATCCCGACGAGCCGCGACGTTACCCTAGGCGGCGCGGGCGTGTTCACGTTCGATGGCATTTACAACGTCGAAGCGACCATGAAGGCCGGCTACCGGGCCAAAATGGTGTGGGTTACGAACAAGGCCCACCTGAACAGCATCCGCAAGTTGAAGGACAGCCAGAGCCGCTACTTGATCGATATTAACACGGCGAATAACGGCGGGATCGCTCAGTTGGTCAACCGCCCGCTGTATCTCAGTGAGTACTTCCCGACCGCCACCACGGCGGGTCAGTACGGCATCCTGCTTGGTGACCTCAGTTACTACTGGATCGCCGAGAGCATGGGCTTCACTACTCAGGTCCTCAATGAGCTGTACGCCACCAGCAACAGCACCGCGATCATTGCCCGGCAGCAGCTCGACGGTATGCCGGTGCTTGCCGAAGCCTTCGCTCGCGGCGTCTTCGCCTAAGTGCTCGGGGGCGAGTAAGTAACTCGCCCCTAAACCCAGACTCAAAAAAAACAGGAGAAAGAAAATGGACTTACAGGCACGAATTGACCCCGTTGTGACGCTGGTGAGTGCCTCCCGCACGACATCGACCAATGGAACAGTAGTGGATACGGTGGGCTACGCTGGCATTACCCTTATCGGCACGGCGGCGACCACCACCACGGCTGACGCCACTAACCGGTTTGACTTCAAGATCCAGCATGGCAACCTGGCGGATGGCTCCGACATGGCTGATGTCCCGACCACCGATGTCACCGGCTCCATGGTGATCGACGCCGCCGCCGACGATGACAAGGTGATCGGCAAGATCTCCTATATCCCGATGACGGTTCCGCGTCGTCGGTATGTGCGGGTTGTGGCGACCGCAGTGGGCACCGTTTCCGCCGTCTTCGGCGTGAACGTGATTCGTCACGGCGCTCGCATGACGCCGATCGCGGTGGCCTCCTAACACATGGCCTGGTTCCTCCATTCCGCAACGACCCGCGTCACGGTGGCCGCTGTAAAGCTGCCGCTGACGCTGGCCGAGGCGTGCGTACAGATGCGGATGGAGACCGGGCAGGACGACGCGGGTATCACTTCAGCGGTGGCTGCGGCAACCGCTCAAATCGAAGAGGCCTTCGGCGTGGCCATGATCACGCAGACACTGGCCACGGTGACCAGCTATTGGCCAGCGGTATTCACGCTTTCACGCGGGCCGGTGCAATCGGTCGCATCAATCAAGTACAAGCCTGCCGGGGCCACTCTGGTGACACTGGCCGGCTCCGAGTGGGCGGCATCGCTGAAGAGCCTGCCGGTCATGATCTCGCCCGCATACGGCAAGACTTGGC